TAAGACTATATAACCAAGACACATCTGACATATCTTGAATATTATTTTTTGATGCTCTAATAGATGAAACATATCCTAATTTACCAGTATTATCTATGTATAAATCTCTGTTTGTACCACCAACAGTGTCAGCATATACTGCATTCATATATATTGCACCATCATTTTTAATTACCATTTGCTCACTTATAACTCCACCATTTGTGGTGTGAAATTCTAATTGTCCAGCTTCACTTCCAGCTGTTCCTAAAAGTAATCTAGTAACTATCATAGCTGAAGGGTTTATCATAAATACATCACGAGGGTAAAAAGTAACACGAACTTCATTATTAGCAGCAGATGCACCAGAAAGTCTTAATATTTCAACATCACTTCCTACATTATCTGCTCCCCATATATGTAAAGGAACTTGTGGACTACTCGTACCAATACCTACATTACCACCATCAATATAAAACCCTACACCAGGTATCCTAACATCAGTTACATTCGCATCACCTAGTGTAATCTCGTTAGATACTGTAGCAGAGGAAGGTGATGTACCGTAGCCTATGAATGTGTTGTTAGAGCCAGTGGTTAGTGTTGAGCCAGCAGCATGACCAATAGCAGTATTATATCCACCAGTACAAGCTGTTAAAGCACTAACTCCTATACCAACATTTCTTGTTCCAACTGTTACTGCGTCTAATGCTTGATAACCAACGGCTGTATTATAAATACCTGTGGTGTTGGCGAGTAAGGTAGAGTGACCTACTGCAGTATTAAAACTACCAGTACTATTAGTTGTTAATGCTTGTCTGCCGAAACCAGTATTGTAATCAGCAGTATTGTTTTCTAATACCAAATATCCAACTGCTGTATTACCACCGCCACCCGCAGCAGCAGCTTGCGCTCTATAACCTATAGCAACACTATTTCCCAAACTTCCTGAAAATCCAGCTTGATAACCAATAGCTACTGTATTAGCACCTGTAGTATTGTTGTATAAAGATTGATAACCAATAGCAACAAGATTAGATGATGAGACGTTTTTATTTAGTGCATAATGTCCTACTGCTGTATTACTAGCACCCGATGTGTTTTCGAATAAAGATTGAACGCCAATTCCTATATTATTGTCACCACTAGCACGATACAAAGCAGCTTGACCAAGTGCAGTATTATTCCCACCAGTTGCATCATGTCCAGCACTTCTACCTACATAAGTATTGCTAGAGCCTGTAGTATTTAATAGACCAGCATTTCTACCTATAAATGTATTATTACTTGATGTTGTTATTTCTCCAGCTTTATATCCTATCGCTGTATTTGCTGTTCCTACACTATTAGTATATAATGCTTGATAACCAACTGCTGTGTTTTCAGATGCTGTGGTGTTGGAAATGAGTGCTTCACGACCTAATACTGTGTTATATGCCCCTGTTGTGTTTGCTTCACCAGAACGGCTACCTATAAAAGTATTATCAGAACCTGTTGTGTTTGCAAGTCCAGAATTATATCCAAATGCTGAATTTCTTGGACCAGATGTATTATTAGCTAAAGAGTTATATCCAACAGCAGTAATTGCTTCTGTTGTGTTATCTTGCAATGCACCATATCCAATAGCTGTATTCCAATATCCAGTTACATTAGTTAATAATGATTGATAACCAACTGCTGTGTTTCCTCCATTATTAGCTGTAGTATTTGCTGCTGCTTGATACCCAATAGCGACGTTAGCTGGTCCTGTTTGATTATCATATAAAGCCTGATAACCTATAGCTACATTGTTATCTGCGGTGGTGTTGGAGTAGAGGGCTTCAGCACCGATACCAACATTATTTCCACCTGTAGTATTAAGCCTTATTGCACTTCTACCAACTGCTGTGTTACTAGAACCAGTTGTATTTGTTAACAATGCAGCAACACCAATAGCTACATGATTATTACCTGTCGTATTTGCACCAGCGGCACTATTACCTACAGCAACATTGGTTGTGCCTGTAGTATTAACATTTAGTGATTGCATACCAATAGCTGTGTTATTAGATGCAGTGCTATTTGCTAATGCTTGATAGCCTAATGCTGTGTTTGCAGAACCAGTTGTAATAGAGCTTAAAGCACTTACACCAAACGCTGTGTTAGTAGATACTGCATTAGCACCTTTACCTACAGTGAGACCATTAACTAAAGCATCATTATTTGCAGTTAAAGTTCCAGTGACTGTTAAATTAGAAACAGTTTCAGATGCACCAGAGGCGTCATTAATTAATTGAAAATTAGAGCCATCATAGATCACATCAACAACTGCATTGGCAACAATAGAGTTTGCTGACAAGGCAGAACCATCGGTTAACACAATGGAGCCAGAGCCGATAGACACACTGTTTACTTGAACGTTTAATGTTGAAGCACCGGTGTTTGCATTTGTTGCTTTAAACTGCACTCGTAATCCAGCGGTTAAGCTCGATGTATTTGTGTTTGTTGGAAAGTTCGCGATATAAGCATTTGCTGCACCGGTGTCCGCAACATAGTTTGAATACGTTGCTAAGTCATTGGTTGAGTTTGCTAATGCGTTAAAATTTTGATCCAGATACGATAAAGGAATCGCTGACGTACTGGTTGCAAAACTATTTGGTACTGATACTGGTTTAGCCATTTTTAGAACCTCGCTCTTAATTCATGTTCATATTCAAATCCGTTAATTGTATACCCTGGTGAAGATGATTGTACAGTCATTCCAAGATATTTTCCATACTGTTGTGCATCAGTTTTATATAAATTATACCCAACTGAACCCCAAAGAATAGTAATATTTGAGTTATTTAACCACCCAATGGTTGAGTTTGAGTTATTTATCCAAGAAATATAAGATGTTAATAAATAAGGAGGACTTGATCGGTTCTCATTATCTACTGTCATGCTAAATATAAATGGAGTATTATTATCTGCAGTAGCCTCAATGGCAACTTTTAAAGCTTGCTTATCACGGATTGGATCACCCATAGGAAGCAATGCAGTTTTTACTGTACTTGCAATGGTTGCTGAAGTATTTGCATATAATTCATATAAATCGGTACCTGTAGTGCCGTAAAGAAAGATTTGTCCATTCTTTGGCACAGAAGTGACGTGTTTTAATGCGCCTTGAGAAGTAATAAACCATTTTTTCTCAAAGAATATACATTGAACAAAGCGTCCAGGACTGGTATCTCCTGTATAAAACACATTAAATGCAGCGCAAAGAGTATTATTTAATAATACTTGTCCTGCGGTAATGTAATAATTGTTGTAATCAATGGCTTCTACCACACCATCAAGGTTATCAGAGAGTTTAGAAGTCGTTGATCCTACAAGCGCATACACTCCATAATCGTTCATAAACAATACAGAACGGAAGTATGGGAAAATCGCATACGGTAATTTAGTACCCACAGACGCAGACACGTTGGTATTGGTGAATAATGTCGTACCGTTAGACGTTACACGCACATCAGAGAATACGTTAATACTATCTTCACCAAAAATATATAAGAAGTTATTAGCAGATAATAAATTAATAATATCACTGTGTAAGGTTGAATCGGTTAATTGCACAGTTCCTGCAGAAATAGAAGTAAAGTCGCTGTAAGAACCTGCACCACTGTAATACACATTTCGACCTGCCGCAATCCACACACGTCCTGAAAAAGACTGCACGCCTTTGTTTTGATCGACATTAATAACAGCTCTAGCTGTCGCGTTCGATCCGCCACCCCCTGAAATGGTTACTGTAATATTTGAAGTATTGGTATAACCCGAACCAGGATTAGTCATTACCACTTGAGTAACTTGACCGCCTGAAATAATGGCTTGACCTGTTGCATTAGCGCCACCACCACCCGCAATGGTCACAGAAGTATTAGCGACGTTGGTATATCCTGTACCCCCATCAGTTACCACCACTTGCACTGTGCCTGTTTCAAAAGTCACTAAGCTAGCTACGGCATTAGCACCAGAACCACCACCGCCATTAAAAGTTACAGTCGGTGGAGAGGTGTAGCCTGTACCTGCTTCTGTTAAAAATACGCCTGTAATGGTTCCTGTTGCAATCGTTGCAGTGGCTGTCGCATTAGCGCCACCACCTCCTGTAATCGTTACAGTGGGCGCTGCAGTATAGCCAGAACCTGAGTTAGTCACTGAGATCACGACCACATTACCGCTTTGTATGGTTGCAGATGCAGTCGCTTGTGTTCCTGTAGAAATATCAGGTGCGCCAATGGTAACTGTCGGTACAGAGGTATAACTGTCACCTACGTTAGTTATTGAAATGGCATTGACACCGCTAGAACCTTCAGTAATTGAACAAATGGCTGTAGCTTGTACACCATTAGAATCATTGGGTGCGCTGATAATAACAGCAGGTGATTCGGTATAACCTGCACCACCAGAGATTAATCCAATAAATCCAACAGAACCGACATTAATTAAGTTAGTTCCATCCCAAGTAAAATAACCTTTATCAGGATCAACAATTAAAGCACGCTCAGATTTCCATTGTGAAACGCGCATTCCTACATTAGAAAATGTACCTGTGACGGCTACGTTAGCAACGGTATTGGTATCTAAGTCAACGTATTCGCAACGACCATCATCTTCAAAAGCTAAGATATAATCTTTGTTGTTAATGTTAACAGAAAAGACTTGTGAGACAGCATCACCAAAAGTCACGCTTTGATTTTCAGGAGCGGGTAATGCTCTTAAGTTACCATAGCCAAGCGGCTGTATATTTTCAAGCCAAGCAAACTCGGTATCATCAATGGCTGTTCGATTGTTTTTGGTATTAATGCCTCTAAAGTTCTTAGAAACTTGATACGATTTTTTCTGTTCGACCGCAGCCATAATCTAAATCTGCGAATATGGGTCTGGCATTCGTCTTGTGAATACGCTATTGAGTACACCTTGAGCTTGTTTAATATATTCTTGTTTAAATATCTCTGCTTCACCAAATGATTGTTCTTTATATTTTGCTTTGTAAGCCGCATAAAATGGCACAGGCGCAGTATAAGGATCGTTGATGTTGTCTAAATCAGTTGCAGAAGTAAGCGGTGTAGGCAATAAAGTCGTATCAATTTCAAGCTGATAGACTTGGTCAGGAACCGGTGAAATAAATATTTGTGATTGTCCATAAACTGAAAAAGCTAAAGGACGTCCAATGTAATTTTGCCAAAATCTTAATTCGGCATTGAATTGTGTCCATGGCATATAGCGTAATGGAACACGTGTGTTTCCCCAATACATATTTATATTGATTACATCAAGCGTTTGTACACCTTGCGGTAATGACGCATAGAATATATTTTCACAATTACCAACATAAGTTAATCCTGCGGTACCGTTTAAAAATTGAGTAGACGGAGGATAAGTATTGGCGTTGCCAGATTGTGGATAAGCAGGTGGATCATCACCTGTTGTTCCGGCTAATGTGACTTGATAAATAAATATGTTTGAATAAACAAAATCGTTAAGAGCAACAGCCGTATTTGCAGTCCATGGAGCTGGGTTTGTAGGTACGGCACCATTGATGGTGTCTGTTGATCTTACTTTAAGCGGGGTTTGACTGATTTGAATAGAACGTAAACAGCCTGTATCTCGGACTAAGCGTTCACGCCCATCATTAATATAATCAGTAAGCTCAGAATCAGTGTAAAAATTACCATTTGCGTCATGCAATAATCTGCGTACTTCTGTAATGTATCCGCCAAGGGTCTGAGCCATTTAAACTCC